GCTAAATACATTGAAGAAACAGACTCATTAGCAGATCAATTAGTTGACTTAGAAAAACAGGTAGTAACAGTTGATGAGCAGATCAAGTCGTTGAATGTAGAAACACAAGATTTAAGCCCAATTAAATCGGATATTGTTGCTTTACAAACAAGTGTTGCGGGGATTAATGCGAGCGTAGACATAATCTATGCTGATGTGCAGTCCTTAAAGAATATTAACGATAACCCTTTAGCTAATTGAGGTGAATGATGAATGACGGATATCCAAGCGGCAGGTTTGGCGGAGACATGGACAGAAATGAAGTTGAGATGGACCTCAATAAGTTCATGGCCATGGTCCAAGAAATTGGAGAACTTAAAGATAAAATAAGAGACCTAGAAGATGTTAAAAACAACAACCCTTATCAAAAAGTTATTTTTATAGCTCAAGCTGTTGATTCCTGGCGTATTTTTCCACGAGCGTTTTTAACGGTTTATATCTTTTTATTGTACTACACAGTAATGTGGTTTATGGAATTACCAGAACCCAGCTTTGAGCAGTCAGGTTTAATATCTATTGTTGTTGGAGCAGGAGCAGCTTGGTTCGGGCTCTATGCAGGAACAAGTGGAAGCTCTAAAAGCTTTAAGGGCGACAAATAATGAAACTGGTTTTGTTTTTAGGTGTGTTGTTGTTGGTGTCTATCTCGGTTAATGTCATTGTTTTTACTAAACTGGACAAGGCAAAGGTAGAGATGCAAACAGCCATCAACAACCAGGCGATACTGGAAAAAACCATTCAGGACCAAAACCAGCAGATCAAACAAGCTCTTGAACAGGCTAAAAAGACGGCTCAACAAATACAAAACCTCAATTCTCAATACTCTGCAAGCCAAGCTCAAGTGACCAATTTGCGTAATAAGTTCGCCAAACATAATTTGGAAGGAATGGCGTTAGCTAAACCCGGTTTGTTGGAAGGCAAGGTCAATAAAGCCAGCGCTAGAGTCCTGGAGAACTTAACGATAATAACCAACCCGGAACAATTTGATGAAGAAACTATTAATAATACCGCTACTACTAATTAACGGTTGTTCCACTTATTCTCTTTTAGGTGATTTAGCCGACAGACAACCGCAGGTAAAGCCTGTAGAGGTGGTTACAGTAGCTGAACGCCCACCGGTTTATCATCCACCGTTACCAGAACCGATTGAATCGGCTCCAATTGAGTGGAGAATACTTTCCCCTGACGTCATGCAGGAATATTTAGCCGCAGTAGAAGCGGGAGAAGAGCCAAGAGTAGCGTATTATGGACTCACTTCTCAAGGCTATGAGAATTTAAGCATGACAATGGGCGAAATTACCCGATATTTAGAGCAAATCTTACATGTTATCGGCTATTATAAAGAAATAGACGAAGAAGAGGAGAAACAATAGTGCCTTACGCTAAATTTGACATGGTGCCAGGAATAAACCGAGAAGGAACCGCCTTTTCCGCTCAGGGAGGCTGGTTTGACAGCAACCTGGTTCGGTTTAAAAAGGGGTTTCCTCAAAAAATAGGGGGCTGGACGAAAGAACAAACCGACACTTACTTAGGAACGGGACGTGCTCTCCATGCTTGGGTGTCTTTAGGTGGCACCAAATATCTGGGGCTTGGAACCACTTTAAAGTATTACGTCAAAGACGGAACCAGCTTCTACGATATAACGCCAATAAGAGCCACCACCTCTGCTGGGGATGTAACCTTTTCTGCGACCAATGGGGACGCTACCATTACTGTAGCAGATACTGCGCATGGAGCAGTTAAAAACGATTTTGTCACCTTTAGCGGTGCTGCTACTTTGGGCGGTTTAATTACTGCTGCTGTTTTAAACCAAGAATATCAAATCGCAACCATTGTTAATGCTAACAGCTACACCATTGAAGCTAAAGACACGGACGGCGATACCGTGACAGCAAATAGTAGTGATTCAGGGAACGGTGGGTCAAGTGTTGTTGGGGCTTATCAGATTAGTGTCGGTCTCGATGAGTATGTTTCTGGTTCGGGTTGGGGAGCTAGTACATGGGGCGACGGAACTTTTGGTTCGGCTTCCGCACTGGCGTTTGACAATCAGTTAAGGTTATGGACACACGATAATTTTGGAGAAGACCTTATTATGAACCCAAGAGCGGGAGATGTTTTTTATTGGACCGAGAACAACGGAACGGGTGTCAGGGCCAAGAGCCTAAGCGATTCGTCTATCGGCGCTAACCTACCCCCAACACTGGCACTGCAAACCTTGGTCAGTGATATTGACCGACACGTTATTTGTTTGGGCGCAGACCCGTTAGATGCTGCGGGAGTAGCTAGAACAAGTGCTATTGATCCCATGTTTATTTGTTGGTGTGACCAAGAAGACATTACCCAGTGGGAGCCTAAGCTTACAAACACCGCTGGTTCACTAAGGCTCTCGGCGGGAACTCAAATTGTTGGCGGTCTTCGCTCACGACAAGAAATACTGGTTTGGACAGACGATGCACTTTACAGTATGCAATTTATTGGTCCGCCTTACACTTTTGGAGTTAATCTAATTAATCAAGGGGTCGGCATGATTTCGCCTAAAGCCGCGGTCAACGCGCCTCCGGGTGTTTTTTGGATGGATCGTTCGGGCTTTTACAGGTATAGCGGAACGGTGGAAAGGCTTCGTTGTAGTGTACACAGCTATGTGTTTGACGACTTTAACCAAAACCAGTCTTTCAAAACGTTTGGCTATCTAAACAGACAGTTCAACGAGGTCGGATGGTTTTATCCTTCGGGAAGTTCCACTGAAATAGATCGTTATGTGGTTTATAACTACCAAGAACAGGTTTGGTATTATGGAGAACTTGTCCGTTATGCGTGGTTGGATGAAGGCGTACAGCCTTTTCCAAGGGCAACTGGAGTAGACACAAACAATTATGTTTATAAGCATGAAACCGGGAACGATGCGGATGGCTCCCCCATGGACAATGTTTATATTGAGTCTGCCGATTTTTCGCTGGACGCTATAGGCAATAGCTATACCCAAATACAAAACGCCATACCGGACGTTCGGTTTTTAGGGGACGGAGGCTCAGATCAAGCGGTTAATTTTGTGTTAAAAACAAGAAACTTTCCTAATGAGACTTTAACAACCAAAAGCACTAATCAAGTAACAGCGAGCACAACTAAGGTTGATTTAAGAGGAAGGGCACGACAAGCCGTGGTTCGCTTAGAATCAGACGATGACGCGTCTTCCGCTGTGAGGCTTGGTGTGGGTTGGCGGCTCGGGACCATGCGACTTAACACTCGACCAGACGGGAGAAGATAGTGGGAAGACTATTAGACACACGTTTACCCACGGCTTTAGGAGAGGTAGACTCGGATTTATTTAACAGGTTGGTAAGAATCCTAGAATTAAACCTACAAGGCTTTGATCCCACGGCAACTTATCAGTATACTAATACAACCCGCGATCAAAACTTGTTTAGTCGCGGAGACGTCATTTGGAACATGACAGAGGATAGTCTGCAGGTCTTTGATGGCAAGAAGTGGCAAACATTATACGCGCCCAGTGGAAAAGGCGTGCAAGCCACGGGACAACTCGGCAAATTAACCGTATCAACAAACGGTGCAACCACGGTCCCAATTCTATAATGCCCATAACAAAAGTAAGCGGCGGCTATAAGTGGGGCAAGTCCGGAAAGACTTATCCAACAAGAGCCGGAGCAGCAAGACAAGCCCGGGCAGCGTATGCTTCGGGATATAAAGGATACAAATACGGAGGATCGGTGCCAGGACAACTAGGAAAAGGAGGCGGAGTAGGCGCACTGTTTAAAGCGCTAATAGGTAAAAAGCCGGTAAGTAGCGCAGCAGCACAGAAATTTAGGGCCGCAGGGACCGGACCCTCAGCAATGATGAACCTACTAAGAATGCACTCGGGTGTTGGCAAATTCCCCGGTGGAAAAGGTGGCGGTAAGGGTGCAGGCGGTCTTATGGGCCAGACGCAGAGGATGAAGCTTGATGAAGAGAGACAAACTAAAAGGATAATGAACAGAATAGCTGGCTTAATAGATCCTCAAACCTTTATAGACCAAGGCATGCCTGAAGCCGAGGCCATTAAGGCGGCAGAGGAAAACAAAGCTAAGTACGGAACACCTGAAGATTTTAGAAAGTATCGCTATGAAAAGAATTTTGGTAGGGGCAGCGTATACGGAACAGGAAAAGAATTAAGGGCAGCAGGGATTGATGCTTTGCCAAGCCTTGCAACGTCTTGGGGTCAGTATAAGAACTGGGACGAAGAAATTTGGCCTTGGTTACAGGCTAATAATATGGACTTTGCAAATGCCCCTGATCCACGAATACCTCAAGAAGAAATAGACCAGTTTAGACAGGAAAATCCTTTGGGCATAAGGACGTTACCGCCGTGGTGGGGAGGAGGCTAAGATGACGGATCCATGGGATAAACCTTTTGACGGCTCAATTTTTGACGACTCTTATGAAACAAGTAAGATTGTCGCGGCCGCGGAAGGTATGTCTATCCCGGAGTATCCATGGAACCACCCCGCTGTTAAGTTTGCTAGGTGGTTTATAGATGAGTTTGGCCATGGGCCAAAAGGGTCTAAGTCCTGGATTGACCACGGCGCTGATTATAGGGTGGCCAAAGAGTTTCCTGAATC